CTGCTTCTTTGCCAACAGAGCCGTCACTTCGAGCTTCCACTCAGCATCCTCGATTTGTTCAGCCTTCCACAGTTCCTTTTCAGCCTCATAGCTCTTTACGCCGAGCTTCTCCATGTAGGTGGAAGTCGGTAGTTTGGCCTGTTTGCTGAATAAGTACATGTACACCATGCGCTCCTGCTGCTGCGTGATATTTAACAACTGCTCAGGAGTAGAAATCACGCCCATCTTATCGACAAACCACTTCGCCCGCTCCCGCTTGTTGAACTTGCTCTCGCCGGTTTTAGGTTCGCCGGGGAGTCTTCCGGGGACAAGAGATTCAGGGTCGTTGTCGTATGTCTCAATCGCCACTCCGGAAGGCCCTACCATGTCGATCAACTCGCTCACGGGAATGTACTGAGCGATGTTGTACTTGAGCATGTTGGCGTGCTTGCCGTTGGCCCTGCCGATGGAAAGAGCAATGCCTTTGGCGATGGGTCCAAGGTTCTCAAGGAACTTCTCGAAGTTGTCGCCGCTCATGTTCATCTTCAACTCACGCAGAGAGGCAATGTCAGTCAGTCCGAGATTCTTCTTAATCTCCGCTTCAAGTACGTCGAGGTCTTTCCAGTTCTGATCTGTAGTCCTCTGGCCTTCAGGCAATACCGACTGCAGGGCTTTCTTGGGGTCGCCCTTCGTTCCGATGCGTACTCCCTGACCTTCCAGTAGCTTCAGCTTCGTCAACTGCTCAGGCTTGACTCCAGACTGGAAATCCCATCCCAACGGAGGATCGGTGTTCACCTTCACCGTCTGGTCGTTCAACGAAAGCAAATCGCGCCTTGCCCGCTCCAGACTTGCCACGCCATGAACCACGGAATGGCCGAACGGACTCCACGGAACATCGTTCACATCGACCTCGACCACGGGAATCTCACCGTGCCAGTCGAAAGCTGTATCGTCGTACATCGGGACCGGGCAAGTCGGGCTGGTGATGATAAGCCTCAACTGCGGATAGATGCGGCAGTCTTCCTCTGTTGCCTTTCTTGATTCCGGTAGTCCGTTGAATGGATTCACCGACACCAACAAATCCCCCACAGAAGGAACCACATAGCCCCAGGACGAACCGGGAGTACCCATCTGAAGGGTTCTGCCGCTGCGGTTGATTCGCATGTCGCGTACCCAGGTTCTTCGGATTTCGCAGTAGCGACTAAGCCAGTCACCGGGAGCGCCAGTCTGACCGAACTTCCAGCGGTCGTAAAACGATAGCCTGTTCTCCGTCAGAGACGTTCCGTATGTCTTCCAGTCGTAGCGGGAGATGGGGTCAAGGTACTGTTGGAAGTCTTGGAAACGGGAGTGAGCCTCCCAGATCGGCATTGCCTCAATTGTGGTGACGGCGTAGGAGCCTTGAAGGTCGTTGTCTGAAGGAAGTTGTTCGGGGAGCACGTCGAAGGGTCCGTAGACGGGGAAGCGAATCTTTCCCTTACCCCAACCTCCTTTGTCACGCGAATACTTCTGGCCCATGTACCCACGGCCCAACATACCCCACTGAAGAGTACGGCGCATACTCCACAAGAAAGACGAATCCCAGAATATGTGCTTGAACACTCCGTTGTAGGTGTCGGTGGTCTTCTTGAACTGTTCTGCCTTGGTTCCGAGAGTGGCGATCTGAGAAAGGTCTGCGATGGTTTCGACGAAGGTGCGAATGTCGGCCCAGATGTTGTTCGAGTGGACTTTGTTCTTCTGGTCCTGACCCATCAGGAGGCGAATGTCGTCGTTGATGTGGCGGATACCTTGCTGGCCTTTGACGAACCGATCGCCCACTTGTATGAGTTCGTCACACCAGCCCTTGCGATGTTCTCCGCTTGTCTCTCGTGGGGGAGCTTGCCACTCTAGCCCCTTCGGTCCAGTCGTTATTCCGAACATGGTTAACCTTTCGCCGTGGTGCGATATTGCACGGGTTCGTACTCTCCAACGACCTCAGACCTTAACCACCGAAAGCAACGATATGTTGCGCCAGGAATGACGCGGAATATCGGGTAGAACATGATTCCTGTCCGTCTTTCGTTCATAGATACGTTGTTCCAGAGAGGAACGACGGCGTTCCAGTACAACTCCAGACCAAACAATCCAGCTCGCAGCACAAGCATCCTATTCCCCAAGGCGAACTTGAACCTAACTTTGAGGTAATAGTTCCACGGTAGTTTCTTCTGCGGTGGAGGATTCCTCAGTTGATCCATCTTTCTTAACTGGAGAAATCTTCCCAAAGAGCCACTTTTTCTCTGATCCATATTCAACCTTTCGACCGTCGCGCGATAGCCGCTTGCGCGTCCGACTCAATCCTGTGCGTCTTGGCGAAGCCTGGGTCCGACACTGCAATCTCCTGCTCCAACTTGTTCGCATCCCAACGGTCGGCAGTAAAGCAAATCTCCTGCCGCAACTTCGCCTTCATCGCCGCATCGTATCGGGCATCCATCACCCGTATCATAGCCTCATTCTGGTCCCGATTCAAAGCGTTAATATGCGGAGCGCGGGAACGGATGAGTTCCTTGATGCGATCACGAGTAGGCTTTTCCCTCGCAATCTGGTTGTAGATTTTTACTTCCTGCTCCGCTCTCCACTGCTCCCGGAACTGCTTCATGTACTTGTCTATATCGGAAGTATGATAGAGACTTTCCGTGATGTAGAGAGTACCCGCAGGAAAATGGGGCCTCTGTCCGGCCTTGCCGAAGTCGAGCACCTTTCTAGTTCCCACTTCCAAGAACACCACAGGAGCTTCCCGTGGGCCTAACTGAACGTTACTCATAGTCCTCCATCATCGTCGTACTCTCCGATGCAAACCCCTTGTTCAGCCCATCCGGTATCGACTTCTTCTTCGCTCTCGGAAGGGTGCGACTCGTACCATGACCCCATCTTAGCAGCCATATTGTCATAGTCGTGGCCCCGCGTCCATGCCATTGCGTGAGAGAAGATATTGTCGTCATGTTGTCCCGACTCGTGACCCATCTCCGACTGACCAGCCTTCTCTCTCCTGACAAACATCTTCATCTGCCGAATGGTAATGGGATCGTTTATCTTCATCCAGCCTAGATTCACAGCGTCTACGAATCGAGTAAGAAGTAGGGGGCGGGACCATCGGGAAGTACGCCATCCTAATTTAGTTCCTTTACTCGGATCAAACCCTCCCTTGTCGTCGTAGAAGTGCATGACGTGGTGATCGTAGAAGCCCATGATGATGAGTTGGTTCTGGCACTCGTCACCCGTCTTCCTGATCTGCTCAATGATGAACTGCATCACCATCGGGTTCGCGCTCGTCACCTGACCTTCCCCGTCAGTCCCGAACAGAACAGCTACGCAAGCGGCGATACGGCTCATCTGAGCCGGGTTGACTCTCAGGCTGGTGAACTGGGCCGAGCACACATCGCGCTCCTTCGGTCCTCCATGACGCAGCACCGTAAGACTTGACCTGTCCTCGTTAGGGAGATTCAAACCATCCGCTGTATCAATCGCCTCCGAGTAATCGGCACCCACTCGTGGTTCCTCGAAGATAAGGAGTTTGTCGAAGCACCTGGTATCGTCTGAGTCATCGAAGGGCAAAGCGGGGACGAGTTCCCAGTCGTACTTGTTTCCGTCATTGGCTTCCCAGTGGAGTTGAATCCGTTCTCCGTCATAGTCAATCTCATCGGCGGGAGGCTCCCAAGGCCGCATGTCGGCTCCCATGATGATTGTCTTTCCGGTGATGAAGTATGCCGCATATCGCTTCTCCCTTTCCTTGGTCACGACTTCTATCGTCTCGTCATTGAAAACCGGATCGAACTTCGACTGGAAAGCGTCGTCGTCGGTGATCGCGTTCTGACTCAGATAAGTCTTTTCAGAGTGCGACGCTACGGCCTCTTTCCAGCCGCACTCCCAATACCACATGTACTCCCGGCTCATGCTCCAGTTCGTTCCCAATTCTTCAGCCAGGTAATCAGTCGAACGGACGAACAACTCTCCCCGACGCTTCATCCTCATCGTCTCGTCTACAGGATGCCAGTTGTAGGGGATAGGCTGGCCTCTTAGCCAGTCGGCATGGGGGTAAATATCATCGGCGCAGCACGGGGGAATGAATAGAGTCCTAAAGCGTCCACCGTGTCCCAAGTTCGCTTTATAGTAGTTCCACTTCTCTTGTTGCCACGGAGACGACGTAGAGCCGGTTCCTTCAAGAACAAAGAACAAAGCATCCGTCTGGTGAGCGGCGGGAAACACTCCCTCTTCAATAGTCTTCTTCGGGGTGGCGTAATCGGCAATCTCCGACAGATGCAAGCACGTAGGTGTAGACCCCTGAGCGATACCCACGTTCTGCGATCCGGCCTGAATTGACAACGCCCCACCGTTGGCCCACTGAGGCTCGCGTTCCTTCAGCACGGTCTGTGCCGGGGGAAGCCAGAATGGTAGTTTCTCCCAAGTCGTCCAAATCATCTTGGCGAGCTTGTCTGACTGCTTCACCTGAGCTGACGCCATGATCGCGTGGACGTTCGTTCTGAAGAGAATGCGATGCAGGAAGTACATGCAGACGATTGTCGAAATGCCCACCTGACGGGCTTTAAGGCAAAAGAGTTGAATCGCTACTTGGCGGTC